TCTTCCGATACCATTCTGCTGCTCCTCCACTTCTATCGTTCCTGTAATCCCTGTAATGCCAACAATAAAACCCCCAGCCGTGATTGGGATATCACACAGTGTCTGGGGACTTTATTCTTGCCACTGTCAGGATCCCGGCAGGCAGGAATCCTTTGATTCTGCCGCCGGTCTTAGTCATAATCGTTGATTGTCTGTGTCATCACAATCCCTGAGTGGAACTGGATTTCAAGCTTATCTTCGCTGATTACCTTGATGGCTTTAATCAACCGCCTGACCAGTTCATCATCAAACTGGCGCTTTAAATAGTTGGTCTTTTGGATGTACTGGCCCATGCCTTCCACTCTCTGATCGTAAGCTTCGGCCAGCTGCTTTTCCCGAATCAACTCCGTCCTTTTTTTCTTGAAGGCCCGGATCTGGTCCGCGATCTCCCGGTACGCCCGGTCGAACTCTTCATCGGCGCTCTCCGTTTTGGCGCTGTCCTCGATTAATGCCAGCATCTGTTTCTGCAGCGCATCGATCTTCTCATCATATTCGGTTGGTTCCACGTTATCCGAGTAGCTACCCAGGATCCGGATGACATTATCCCGGAAGGAATCGATGAACTCCCCTTCATCCTTTACCACAGAGTTGACGGCCTCCATAATCGCTTCGTGAAGCGCTTTTTCTTCCAGACTGGGGGAATGTTTGCACTTTTTGGTTCCGCTCTTCAAGCGGCTGTAACAGCGCCACACCGGCTTCTTGGTTCCGCCGTTCACCCATACCTGCCTGCGGTAAGGCTGTCCGCACTCTTTGCAGTACATGATGTCGGCCAGCACATACTTGGAACTATATTTTCCTCGGATGGTGGTTCCCTTCTTTTTTGCCGGGCGGTAAACATTCGCTCGCCGGGCCCGCTCCTCCTGTACCTGATAGAACAATTCCCGAGGAATAATCGCCTCATGGTTGCCCTCGATGTAATACTGTGGTACAATTCCTTTATTGACTGCTCTTTTTTTCTCCAGGAAATCCACGGTATAAGTTTTTTGCAGCAGCGCATCCCCCATATATTTTTCATTCATCAGCATCTTGGAAATCACCGTGGCATGCCACACGGTGTTTCCCGTCACAGTCCGGATTCCCTCCTTGGTAAGCGTCTCTGCAATTTTGTTAATGCTGTTTCCTTCCAGGTATAATCGGAAGATCCTTCGGACCAGCTTTGCCTCATCCGGCACGATGACCAGATTTCCTTCTTCATCCTTGGTGTATCCCAGAAATTTATTGTGATTTACATACACCACTCCGTTTTCAAACTGCCGCACATACCCCCAGTGTACATTTTCGCTCAAGTTCCGGCTTTCCTCCTGGGCCTGGCTGCTTAGAATGGTGATCAGCATTTCCCCGCCATCCCCCAGGGTATTGATGTTCTCCTTTTCAAAATACACGGCGATATTCTTTGCCTTTAATTTTCGGATATGGGTAAGGGAGTCTACCGTGTTCCTGGCAAATCGGCTGATGGATTTTGTGATGACCATATCAATTTTCCCCGCCATGCAGTCATCAATCATTGCTTGAAAGTCATTCCGCTTACGAGTCATGGTGGCGCTCTTCCCGTCATCTGCATAGATTCCTGCAAACACCCATTCCGGGTTGCTGTTGATTTTTTCTGTATAATAATTCACCTGTGCTTCATAGCTGGTCTCCTGCTGTTCCTGCAAGGTACTGACCCGGCAGTAGGCGGCTACCCGCAGCCGCTTATATTGGGCTATTGTATCACGGCTGTATTCCGGATTGGCTGGAATTACAGAGATGTTTTTCTTTACAACGGTTGCTGTTCTGGCCCGTCTCATCCGGTTTCCTCCCTTCTGCTGCTTCCCTGATAGGAAGATCGATTTTTACACCATTTATTAATTCAAATTCGAACCGACCGTCCTTGTGAACCGTAATCCGATGTATCGTTGCCTTAAAAAGTTCACTATTAAATTCTTTTTGGAGTGGGTTTTCTTCCAGGGCTATTTTCAGTTTTTCAGTCTGGTAATTCTGGTCCTGGATTCTGGACACTCGGTATTGTAATCTGGCCCGCTCATAAATCAGCCGTACCATCTCCTCGGATGGATACTCCGGCTTTTCCTCCAATTCCTGCAGCTTTCTGGTCAGTTCTGCAGCCTCACGGCTATAGGGCAGGCCTTGCACGATGGTTTCCGGCTCTGTTTGAAAGCTCCCATCCTTCACCCCTCTCATCAAATCCATAAATGCTTGGATGATCTGGCTGTTTACCAGGAATATATTCCGGCAACACACCTTGTTTTCATTTATGTAGTGCTTACATTTCCAGACGATTTTTTCTCCCGGCTGTCCGCAGTGCTCCACGTATCGGCGGTAAGGCTGCCCGCAGACTCCACAGACCAGACTGTCTGCGAACATAGAGCGATTCCCGAAGCTGTTAGGCTGCATGACGCGTCCCAACTCTCTGCTCTTTTCTTTCCTGCGCTCCTGTACCTGGGTGAACAGTTCCGATTCTATTATTTTGGGATAGAATTCGTCTCCCAGATACTTTCGGTTCTCCAGGATTTTTCCAACTGTCCCATGGTTCCAGACCGGCTTATGGTTTGCATTGAGCGCTCCCAGATCAGTGAGTTTCCTTGCAAGTTGGTACAGGGAAGCTCCTTCTGAATACTCCTGGAAGATTTCTTTTATAATCTCTGCCTGTTCTGGAGCAATTACTATTTTTCCTCCCGCCATCCGGTACCCCAGCGGCATATGGCGCTGTCTCATACTCCGCTCACCTCCTGTCCATTTTCTTCCAGTTCCAGACCGTTCTTCAGCCAGAATACCAGCCGGCGTCCGGGCAGCACCGTGATATGGTCTACCAACAGCAGGAACAACTCCTCGTCATATGCCTCCAGAATGGCAGGACGATTGCGGAAGACGCTTATCAGATATTCGGTCTGGGATATCTCCCATTCAAAGGCTTTCTGCCCCTGCAGCTGCCGCAGCCGCCTCCGGTGCGCTTCCAGCTGTGCCTCAATCTGGTTTTGTCTCTCGATAAAAATGGCAGAGCTTATGCTGCCTTCGGTTAATACCCTGCCCAGCCTGTAGCCCTGCCGCTTTAGTTCCTGGATATTCTGTTCTATCTCCTGCATCTCCCGGTCCTGCTCTGGGTTACCTTGGATTGCCTTCAGCGCCGCAAGCATGGGGATCAGGATTTCCTCATAGTTGCTGGCAAGCCGGTTCCAGAGCGTAAGAAATGCAGCCTGGATGACGTCCTCACGGACTGCCTTCTGGCTGCATTTCTTACTGTCTTTAATATGCTGGTAACAACACCACTGGATTTTTTCATATGGCTTTCCGATGTAGATTTTCTGCCTGCGAAATTTTGTTCCACACTCCCCACAGAGAATCCGACTGCTGAATGCATACCGGTTCTGATATACACTGGTATCCTCCACACACTGCCGTTCCCTCCGATACTCATAAATCTGGCGGATAGCCACAGCCTCCTCTCTGGTAATAATGGCCTCATGGTCATCTGCTATCAGATACTGGGGCAGTTCTCCTCGGTTGTTTTTGCGAATGAATGGGACTCCATCGGTCGTATAGGTTTTCTGAAGCAGCAGATCCCCTTCATATGCACAGTTCCGAAGAATCCCCTTTACCACACTGTCCTGCCATTCCTTTGCTCCACGGATCGTGGGAATCCCTGCTGTTTCCAGTTCTGCGGCAATGGTGTAGGATCCTTTCCCTCCCAGGTATTCATCAAAAATCCAACGCACGATCTCCGCCTCCTCTTTTTTTATAACCAACTCTCCGTACTCATTATTCTCATAACCATACGGTGGGCTGCTTATAATGAATGTACCTTTTCGGAACCTCCGTACTACCGACCACTTATTATTGGTGGAAATGCTCTCGGATTCTCCCTGGGCGATAGAACTTAAGATGGTTATCATCTGCTCGCTCTTTTCCATTAGGGTGTTGAGCCTCTCCTTCTCAAAATAAACGCCTATTCCAAGGGCCTTCAGTTCCCGGATGGCTTTGATGCTGTCCAACGTGTTTCTGGCAAACCGGGTCACAGACTTTGTCAGGATCAAATCAATTTTTCCCTGCCGGCAGTCCTCCATCATCTGTTGGAAGTCATCTCTCCGGTACAGCTTTGTACCGGTCCGGCCTTCGTCTGCATAGATACCGGCCAGCACCCATCCCTCCTTTTCCCCAATCAGCCGGGTGTAGTAGTCTACCTGGGCTTCAAAGGAATTCTTCTGGTCCGCCAAGTTCGTACTGACGCGGCAGTAGGCGCAGACACGTTTGACTTCCACCGCATTGGCGGTGAAACCGTTGCTAACAGGCTCAATTTTTGTAATTTTCTTTACAACCTTCTTTGCCATAGGCTTCTCTCCTTCCTTTCTTTGTTCTCCTGTTAGCACCACATAATACCATAAGTTTTCAGATATATCTAGTGTTTTTACCCATATACTTTCGACAATTCCGGAGAAAATGTTTCCCGGTTTAAAGCATCGATTTTTTTGTATTCCTCCTCTGTGATAAAGCCATTTTCCAGCATCAGATTCAACAGTTTCCGGGCTACACTATACCGGACTTCGTTTGTTTCTTTTTTCTGTCCCATGAGCCTGCCTCCTAATGAATGGATAAATTCGGACTGTCTTCCGGTACCGCTAATGCCGAGTCCTTTAACACAGAAGTGCAAAGCACTTCAATCTTCCCCTGTTCCGGCGAATAAGTCTCCACATCAAAGTTCTGTAAAAACTCTGCATAAGCAATGATATCCTTTGCATTGCGGCTCAAGCGGTCGGGACCGCTCACCACCAGAATATTCACACATCCCTGTGATGCCGCATCGGTCAATGCCTGGAGTCCGGGCCGATTCATATCCCGGCAGGAACCGGTGTCCTGGGAATGTCCGATTACCTCCCATCCCATGCGTGAGGCATATTCGGTTAGCTTCTGGTCCTGCCGCTTCAAGCTCCCATACTGGTCCTCCGGCGCATCAATCCGGGTATATATCCATGCTTTTTTCTTTTCGTTCATAAGTTCCTCTCCCTCCTATTCTGGACTACAACGTTCAATCGAACTTTAAATCTATATTTTCGTTTTGGCTCCTTTTGCCGCTTCGTAATTCTCCGTCATGCTAAGGCCGATACTGATTCGCAGCGCATGATCCACCTGCTTCATATCCTTTTCCGTCAATCGTCCTATGTACTCCCGCAGACGGATATGGTCGATGGTCCGGATCTGCTCCAGAAGTACAACGGAGTGCTCTTTCAGGCCGCAATGGTTGGGACTGATTGGGACATGGGTCGGCAGCGGATGCTTGTCCTGCCTGCTGGTTACGGCCGCTACAATTACAGTTGGACTGAACCGGTTCCCCATATCATTCTGGATCATCAGCACCGGCCTTACGCCGCC